CGTGCCTATTCATCCGAACTGGCACGGCTCTAAAGGAATTTGATACTTTCATTAAAAAGGTTCATCACTTCCTTCTGACGGCTCAAATGGCAAGTCTTGCGGAAGAGTTTTCTTTGGTGGTTCTTCAGTTGTGTTAGTTACCTTAGTTTCGACTGATTTGCTTTCTTTATTACTGTCGTCAGCATAGTCTCTTCTAAAGTCTATATTGTATGACTCGACAAACTTGTCGTAATCTATAATAATAGCACTTGTAGATGTGCTCTTCTGCTTACGCAGCTTAACCATACTTCCATCACGAAGGTCTGCGTCGTCGACCGTCTCCTCCCATATGAATCTTCTTGAAGATACTGTGCCGACGTATGAAGAATGACTGCGCAGGTTTTGTTCTATTGTTGACAGCGTGCTGTTCTCATTGTTATATCCGCTTCTATCGAAGATACTGAAGACTGCACTCAAGCGTAAGAACATAATATTCGACCCTGCTTCGAAAGTGAAGGTCTTAGCGTCACCACGTGAGTCTTTACCTGTGACTTTCTTAGGTTGTTCGATAAGAAATTCACGTCCTTCTATGATTTGTCTCGTGTCAATCATATTGTTGACAGCTGTAAAGAACATCGCCAGCTTATCAGTACTACGAATAAGTGACAACTGAAATTGCACCTTCTCTTGTACAATCTTGAAGAACTCATCGTAGGTGAATGGTAAGCGAAGGTTGGAATATCGCTCTATCAATTTCACAGTTCCCAAGAAGAGTGAGGCTGTTTTCATCAAGCGGTCCATCTCACCAGAGTTGATGATGTCTTGCTTCAGCTCGTTATAAGCTTCTTGCTTTAGGCTTCTGAAATGGTCCATGAACATAGGGCGCAGCTCAAGTATCTGAAGAAGCACGTTTGAAAGACCTATCTTGTTTGGGTCTTCAATAGTCTTCAGTTCTTCGAAGAGGCGCACTTCTTCTGGTGTGCGGTTACGAGGTTTTGGAACTTCGCAGACAATTACACGACTCATAAGTGCGTTGTCATCACGCTGTGGTGTCTCTTGACCGCAGATGATGACAGGGGCAAACACCTTATCGTTTTCAATCTCTCGTCCAGAGGTTCCTTTTCTCTTTTGCTTACCATCACCGTCATATACGATACCTTTCAGAGCTTGGAACTTGGTGTCGCTGATGTCCTTGTTATTGTATTCATCTAACACAACAGGGACATCTTTGAAAGTTCCCATAATGGTAGACATTGCAGCGTCAGTACCAGTGTTAAGGTTGAAGATTGGAATATTTGGAGAAATAAACAGCGAGCGGATTGATATAGCTATCTGTGTCTTACCAGATGACATCGGACCCATGAAAAATGGAGCGGTGAAAAGTCTATCGATGCAGTGGATGTTGCTTCTGAAGGCGCACATAATTGCAAAAACTAAAGCCCATTTACCATTGTCGTTAATCTTATATACCTGGTCCATTAACGAAGCCCACTTTTCGAAGCTGACCTTCTTCTCAGCTGGGACCTCCTTGTATACAAGCTGACTGATGAGCTCGTACTTATCTGATTGCTTACCGCTTCCTGCGTAGATGGTAGAGAAAGCAGGGAGGTAGTAGTTATTCTTGTTATGGGTAACCACACCCAGTTCGTTAACAGGGTCGAACACCCACTGACCGTCGACGTTGTGAAAGATACCATTGGCAAAGGCAAAGAACTGTTCATCTGTCTTTCGACTCATACCTTCGCTCTGCTGATTACCGTAGGTCTTTACCTCCGAACACATTACGAAGTGGCGACTCATATATGTTTTGATAGCCTTCCATTGCCACTCTTCACCATTGAAGTTCACAGCTTCGTAGTTGATTAAAACCTCCTCGATTGAAGACATCTTCAGCATGGCTTTAGATGGTATTTCTATATATATAGGTGTCTCGTAATATCTACGATTGATACGCAGCACACGCTTATTCTGTTCGAAATCATCTGAAAAGATATGGAGTAATGGAGTCATGAAGAAGTCAGCGACTTGTGTCATGCCGTTACCATTCTTGTTGCGAAACATGTAGCACACTGGCTCGCTCTTCTTATTGAGGCGTGGGTAATACCCGCTCTCTTTCCACATCCTCCTGTACTCTTCGTTCTCTTGTACATATTCTGGTGGCTCGTTTACATCAAACTCTTCATCGTCGAGGTTGTCTGCTTGCATGCTAACCTTCATAGCAGACTTACGCTTGAGAACGAATGGCTTTCTTATCTCGTCAAACTGCCCCTTAGTTAGCTTGAGCAAAGAGCAGTAATGATTTCTGTTTATGGTTATAACAGTATCGTCAGCGTAGGATGTTAGTTCGATACAACGTGAGACGAGAGGAACTCGATCTCCATTGAAGTTTTCGAAGAACTTACCGTGCAACGCGATGTAATAGTCCAGAAATGAACCTGTACTGTCGCTGAAGGTCATGTCTATCTTGATGCCTGCACGATACATCTCTGCGAGAGTATGCAAGTAATTATTTTCATCTCCATCATCTGTAATGCTGCAACCTGTCTCGGAAGAAATAAAATAACAATAGACTCTTCGTAACTCTTGAATGTCGTTAGTTGATGGTCGACCTGACACAAATACGATAGGTTCTTCGCCATAGCCATCGAGAAAATCCTGCATAACAGAGGTTATGATTGCAGGACGGTCGCTTTCAATATTCTCCTTCAGCGCATCGATACCAAAGATACCAGTCTGTGTATTTGTATTAGCGACAGATTCTTTTAGTTGGGCACGAATGCTTCGTACCTTGTTGTCTATTATTCCGATTTTGCTTCGGAAGTCTTCTGTGATTGATTTGATGTATTCGAGGCGTAGAACAGGGTCTTGTACACAAGCTACGAGGGAGCAGATAGAATTCAAGCAATCTGTAATAACAGTTTCATCCTTACATCCACGTGGAAGAATCATACGCTTGAAAGCCTTTGGGAACGGTTCTGTAAGTTCCTTTAGCTTATTCTTTGTTAAGTTGCCGTTTGCTTTAGCAAATTCGTCTGGATCCATACCTTTATCGAGACGGATGCAACGAATCTTTGCTCCTGCCTTTAGAAGCAATTCACAGTTCTTTAACGATGCCTTGACACCAGCAGGGTCAGCATCGTAGATCATTACGATGTCATCTGTGAATCGAAGCAGTAGCTTTACTTGGTCTTCGGTGAATGCAGTACCACTTCCACCTATTACGTTCTCTACACCTACTTTATGTAGAGACATTACGTCAAACTGACCTTCGACAAGATATGCGAAGCCTTCTTTTCCAATATTCTTGCGTGCCTGGTATAATCCGAAGATGTGCTTACCTTTCGTGAACAGAGGTGTTTCGCCTGTGTTGACATATTTCCCTGTCTTGTCATTTGGAGTTACAATTCGACCAGAGAATCCTATGATATGACCTTGCATATCATAGAAAGGAAACATCAATCTGTCTCGGAATCTATCGTATTTACGCCCCTCACTGCATCCAAGTACATCTACTTCTTGCAACAGTTCTTGTGAATAGCCGGCTTTTGAAAGTTCTGTAAGGGCAAGGTTCCCCATTGGGGCATAACCAACACCAAAGTCAGTCAATGCTTTGTCTGAAAGGTTATACCCACGTGATGCAAGAAAGCTCTCTGCCTGACCAAGGTTCTTCTGGAAGAACTTAGCAGCAGCATCTATTGCGATGCGCTGCGCTTCCTTTTTCTTATAGGCTGTTTCTTCCTCTGGCGAGAGTTCCTTGGTAGGGAACTCGATGCCTACTTGATTCGCACACCAGCGCAGAGCCTCTATGAAGCTTAGGTTCAGGTGATGCTGTACAAAGGATATTACATCTCCACTTGCTCCGCACACGAAGCAGTGGTAGGTCTGTCTTGATGGGCTGACGACCATAGATGGCGAATGGTCATCATGAAAAGGGCATACACCCTTATAATTTGCACCTGTCTTGTGTAGGCGAGTAAAGGTTTCTATTACATTTACAATGTTTAGAGCTGATTTTACCTTTTCAATGAAATTTTTATCTATCATATTCCTTATTCTTCATGTTCCTCGAACAAATCCAACTGGCGTGATTCAAGTGCCTCTTGTAAGGTTACGCCTAAGTATTCAGCTACCGCAGCATACTCCTTGCTGCTGATATTTTTGCGACCATAGTACAAGTCCCAAAATCGACGTTGATTAATTCCCGTTTCCGTGTAAAAGGCTCTTGTTGGTGTGAAGTCTTCAGGGTGGCGAAACTTTATCTTCAACATCTCCATAAGTATGTTGCGCTTGACTTGCAAGCCTACAGTAAGGCGATTGCGCAATGCAAAGAGGCGAACAGACATAGCACTTCTGTTCAATGCTCTTCCCATCTGATCAAATGACAGCTTACCAAGATTATTCTTAACAAAGGTAGCATCTTCTTCTGTCCACCGTTTATTAGCTATTTTGTTTCTAATCATATATGTAGGAGTTTAAGATGTGAAAACTATCCCTTTCGAGTTAGTGCTTGGTTATACTGGTGATCAAACCGCATAATCATTATGTTGTCAGTTGGATGAAGACGCCCAAGTTGACTCTGAACATATACTCGAAGTGCTTCGTGTAATAGTCGAAGTTCTCGCTCAGAAAGGTCTTGTATGGAGAAATTTCCCCAGTTATCTTTGTCTATAAACATTTTTTTCTTAGATATTCTGTGACTCCCTGCCTGATTTTCTTTCGTGTCGTTGGCGTTAATTTTAACTTTTGATTAGGATCCTTATAATGAAACTGAAAAGACATCCTAAATCCCATTTTACGGATAGCCTTTTTTCTAACTTTTCTAATACTGGTCATAGTTATTCAAATTTAAGGTCATACATTTTGTTTCTTTCCAGCGAGCTACCAAAGACTCCTACAAGGTCACCATCTACTTTATTTTCTCTCCATTCAAAATCAGTGGAGAAAGCCTCTCCTTTCTCATTCCAAATGATACCTTCATTCTCAAGGTGACCAGTTACTTGACGAACATTAGAATGGTTTAGCTTCATCTCGTCGATAACGATACCTAAGTTTAATGCGTCAATTGCTTTTTCAAATTCCTTTGTTTTCATAAGATTGTTTTATTTGTTTTACATTCTTTTTCCTTAGAATACTGCACATACTTTTCAAGTAAGGTGCAGTAGACACCATTTATGCACATGCGATGAGAATCGCATTGTATACACTCTTTATGCATCAGGCCACAATTCTTTCTCTGGTATGTTAAGGTAATCTGATATTACCTTTCTTTTTAGAGGGTCAGGAATAAAATCGCCCCTTAACCACCTGTAGACCGTGCTTTCACTAACACGGCATAATTTCATAATTTTAGATATCTCTTCATTGCGCTGATTTGGAAGAGAATCTATGTACTCTTTGAATCTCATTTTTATTTTTTTTATGTTCATTTTATTGTGTCCTCGATATATTTTTATTATTTTCGTGACGCAAGAAATACTTGCGTGACGCAAAGGTCTAACATTTATTTGAAATAACAAAATAAATGAGAGTTTATTTCTCTCATTTGTTGAAAAATAATAAAAATGGAAGAAGAAACTATTACTAATCGCATCGTTCAATTGATGAACAAAGAAGGGCATACGATAAATACGTTCGCTCGAAAATTGAATATATCTTGGACTTCTGCTAATAATATCATCACTGGTCGTAACGCACCTAACTATGATACCATAGTTAAGATTTTAACGAGTTTTGAAAACATTGATGCTAACTGGTTGATAATGGGGCAGAAAAGAGGAGAAGAAACTAATGCGGATAAACTTTACTCTGTTATTTCGATGCAACAGAAAACCATAGAAAATCAACAGAGAACAATAGACCGATTAACAGCGAAGCTCGTAGAAAACGTATCTGAAAACTCTGTTAAAAAAGTGGCAGGTGCCGTATAATTAAGATGCCTCGAAGAGGTGTTTAAGAGTGATTTTACGGTATTTTTATTCAAACATTTTAATTAAAATCTCACTCAAATGTTTGATAGAGAAGACAGTGTAAGATTTATATTGTCGGTGAAAACTCGGTGAAAATTAACTAAGAACCAAAAATAGCCCTATTGAATATCAGCAAGTTAGAAAGATAATTTTTAAATCTGAAATCTGGTCATCCCGACTGTGAAATATGATTACAAAAGAGGCTGTTATGGCCTCTTTTTTTGTTGATAAAAATCATACATATGACCTACTTTATGTCATATGTCCCTTTAGCCCATGTTGAGAGTGGGCAATAATAAATCCTTTCTTCCCTTTCTTGTAAACGTGCGGATGCTTAGCACATGTTGTGCGGAGCCTCAGCACCAATGGTGCGCATGGTGCGCACCAATTGTGCGGACGGTTTATAGCCTTGCAAAATGCCTATTATACGTAGCGCAAAAAGGGCTATCTGTTTCTTATACTATGGTGGAAAAAAAGCGTGTCACGAGTGATGACGTGGGGTTAACAATCTCCTTTGTATTATCGACTAAAACGAACAATACCCTTTGTGTTTAAGAAG